TATACAATGCATTATCTGTAAATACTAGAATTGTTTCTTTTGCTTTGATAGCACCAACTATTTTTGTACCATCTTGTAGTCTAAAATCACCTGCAGTATTTATAGCGGTTGCTGTGTAATCATTTATATCTTCTTGATCTGAGAATCTAATAAACATGTCGTCTTGTGTTGTTGTATCTCCAATAGTTGTTTCAGTTCCAAAATGACATAAGTGTCTAGTTGTTGGTGATACTAAACTTAACCTTGATGCAGTTGGATTATTGCCAGTTGCAAAGCCAGATGTTGTTAGAGATGCTCTTGTAGTTAAAGGTGTTGCAGCACCTGCGTTCCATGTAAATGTTTTACCGTTTGCAATGGTTGCAATTAACACTTGACCAAAATTATCTAAGCTCCAAAGACCTGGTTCAAGAGTTACCTCTGATGCAAGAACTGCTTCACCCCAATCAGAAAAATTTGTAGCGTCTACAACTGCTGTGCCATCAGAGTGAGCTGCCTTACTTGTTCCATCGACTTCTCTTGTAATTGTTGTTAAGTTTGGTGACGATACACCTGTGTATGAAATTAATTCGTTTTCAACTAATATTCTTCCTGATGAACTAAAGTTTGTCGTTGCATCTAGTGTAATTGAAGTACCTGATCCACCTGTACCAGCGGTATCGTTTAACAACGCTCCATCTAAATTAGATGTTGCAGCTCCAGGAACTGATCCATTCCATTGTGATATACCAAAACCATAACCATAAGATTGTGCAGCCGGACCCACTTTTTCATAAGGCTTGACTGCAATACTTCCACCTGTTGATACAGTTGCACCAGCGTTAGAACTTTGTGTAATTGTAAAAGTTGTTGGCGTTGGAACTGCTGTCACTTGAAATAATTTATCTTCAAAATCTGATGCATTAAAACCTGTACCACCAGGTAATGTTACACTATCAAATAATACTATATCTCCAGGTTCTAAGTTATGTGCCGTAGAAGTTGTTATAGTACAAACAGGATCATTATTAGTTGTTGCAATTGTAGAAGAACTTAATGTAGATTTTAAAGGTGTAATGTCATGTAATTGTCCTTCAAAATATAAAAGTAAAAATTTATCTGTTCCTAATGCAACGTATCTGTTTCCATTTAAATCTACAAACGCATGAAGTTTTCTTGCAACCCCTGTAACAGAGTCTGACACTAAAGAAGACCAACCACCTACTTTTTCTGGTAAACCATATCTAAATCTAACATTGTCAGAATCTATCCATCTATTTTCTGCGCCTGCAGTTGTATCTTGCTTGTCAATTCCAGGTAAGAAATTATATTCAATAAGGGCCATGGTCCGTGCTCCTTATGCCGTGTTAGTTTTGTAAGCCCAGCCTCTTGTTGCATCCACATACACTAATGTAAAAGCTTGACCGTTAGTATTTATTGTCAAGTTTGATGTACCTGTATTTATTGGTTGACTGTTTCTGTTCACAATCAAGTTGTTAGAGTTAAAAGTTCCTCTTGCATCAATGAACGTAACCTCTGATCCCACTGCTGGTGATGCAGGTAAAGTTACAGTAATCGGGTTAGCTGTTGTATTTGCAAATATTTGATCACCGTCTACCGCTGTGTATGCAGTAATTGTTGAAGAGTTTAAAGTTACATATCCTTTGTTTCTAATTCCAAGACTTACATTTGTTCCATCAGAGTATACTAACGATTTAGATCCAATAGGTAATACAACTCCACTTCCTGATACAGTTTTAACTGTGATTGTATATAATGCAGATGTGCCTCTTGTTGTTGCATCTTCAAATATAATAATTCTTTCAGAACCATCAGGTATAGTCACACTTCTATTTGCACCTAATGTGCCAGTTAGTTTGATGTATAAATTCTTACCGTTTGATGTTGCACCATTGTCAAGTGCTAAAGCTAGATCTCCAGACGCTAGTTGTGATGAAGATAGATAACCTGAAGATAATTGTTCTAAAATTTGTAAGTTTGTATTAGTGATCGTGCCCCAAAGACCTGCTTTTTCACCAGTTGCTATAAGTTCTAATTTTGAATTTGTTGAAAAACTTGATGCCATAATTCTCCTAATACGGGTCTATTGGTGTCCAAACTTGACTAACCCCTGGGTTAATGTCGTTCCAAGTAATAATACCCGCGTCTTTTACTGTTAGCGTCATCGGCACACCAGTTGGTGATACGTTTGCCGCCGCTGTAATACTAACACTTCCTGTGCCAATGGTCAATGCATTTCCTGTTACTGAAACGTTAGCTGCTGCTGTTACTGTGATTGTGCCTAAACCTAAAGTAAATGGTGTAGCTGTAGGTGTTACATTTGCTTTACCACTAATTGTTAGTGATCCAAAACCTAAAGTTAATGGACTACCAGTTGGCTGTACAAAAGCTCCTGCTAGTGCAGATGAACTTCCAATCGAAAGAGTTAGTGCATTACCAGTTACATTAACAGTAACGTTCGGGTTAAAGAATGATGTCGATAATGGAGCACCAGATATGGAAGTTAAGCCAAGCATTTATTAATTCCTTTAATTTTATGTTGCAGACACTAACCAACCACCAAAATTTGAAACATAAATTTGATTATTACCAAAATTTGTGCCTGGAGAATATTCATGATAAGAAGTGCAATCTACATAATCACTACTTCCATTTAAATCGACCATTGCACAAATAAAATGAGTGTCATAAAATCTTTGCACGATTTGACTTTCTGCTATTCTTGTTGATCCATTTTTTCTAATTCTTATTTGAGATATATCATAGTCTGCATCATTCATTTGAACACCGTAAGAGTATACATAATACTTACCAGCAGTTTGAGGAACCCATCTATAATTTGAACTATCCCAGGCGCTTCCATTATCAACTATACTTCCTGTAAATTGTAAAAGTGTTTCTGTTGCGTTAGCTACAGATTGTGTATCATTATACCTTGCAAAATATGGTAAATTTTTTTCTCCATTAACAAATCCAGATGTTATAGCTGTTCCACCATTAGCAACTGGCAATGTTCCTGTAACATTGCTTGCTAAATTTACTGATTGATTCGATCCTAGTCTAGTTATTGCCATTATGATCCCCTTATTTTAAACCCACCAAATTTTGTATTATCTACTCCATTATCTAAAACTCCACTTACAGGGTTTTCTCCTATAAGATATCTTGCCTCAACGTAGTCATTAACTGCTAATTCTAAAATACCAGAAGTTTGATAACATCTTCCAGCGTTACCATTAGGATTTAATTGAACCCTATATTGATGATACATACTTCCATTTTTATATAAAGCAAGTCTAAGTTCTTTATCTGTATCGTAAGTTTCTCTAATGATAATGTAATAAAAATAAGTTCCAGCATGACCAGATGGAACTGTAAATCTTTTAGTTGAAGTATTGTAAGCTGAATTAGTATCCACTGTTTCTGTATCACAATTAATAACAGTATATGTATCTCCAACTAAAGTTTGTTGAGAACTCATGTAAGCATTCCATGCAGGAGTATTGGTTTCACCAAATCCTGTGGCCGTTCCAGAGTTTGCAATTGTACAACCAGATGGGATAGTAATAGTTTTTCCAGATGCACCTAATGTTGCATTTCCTACAATACTTACAGTATCCGCTGCTTTACCAATTGTAACAGTATTACTATTCTCGTTGATAATGTTATTACCGTCTGTGTCCTGTATCGTGTCTGCTTTTAATATACTTGTCATAATATTACCTTATTATTTTATATCCTCCAAAAACTGAATACCTGTTACCATTACTATATCCAGTAATTGATGGACTATTATCATCTGTTTGACCGATTGCTGCATATACTTCTACATAATCACTAGCATTTAAAACCATAGTAACATTTCCAGAACCAAAATTTGAAGATATTGCTTTTGCTGTTCCATTATCATTGTAAAAGAAAGCATAAGATGAACCATTTTTATAAAAATATAACTGTCTCCAACCTATTTTTTGTGCATTTTGATTATCAGAAAAATTTAAAGTAGTATAAAATTTATATGTTCCACCTTCTCCACTTGGTACTGTAAATCTGTAGTTAGAAGAATTATCATAACCACTTCCGTCATCATATACTTCTGTATTAAATTGTATTTTAGTAACTGCATTGTCAGACATAGTTTGATCTGCTGATAAATATGCTTCAAAAGCTGGAGTGTTAGCTCCACCAACCCCTGTCTGTGTTGCGTTAGACAAGTTTAATGTAGCACCTGATGGTACTGTAATAGTTTCTCCAGATTGACCAATAGTAATAGTCCCTGATCCAGAGCTTGTTTCTATATTCGATACTTTTAAAGTTCCGTTTGCCATAATTATTTCGGATTATCCGTCCTTACTTTGTTATACTTTACTACATACTCATCCCATTTTGTAGTGTCACCACCTATTTCTTTTTCACAATAAGCTTCTGCAAATTCTTTTAAAGAAGGATAAACTAAATCTCTTGCTCTTGCGTATGCTAAATTATCGTATTCTGTTTGTACCTCTACCATTTTAGCTTCTATGTCAGTTTTAGGAATAGGTGTTGTTCCATTGTGCCATTGAACTGTATCAATATCATTTCCACTTACAGATGCTTCTGCATTTGGGTTTATCGATAATATTGCTTTTATTACTGTGTCTTTCATAATTTATCCTGATACCTCAAACGCTGTTAATTGTGCTTCACCTTCTGTGTCATTAAAAACAACAGAACCACCATTAGTTCTCCAATAAACTTGATACGTTATTGCTGAAGTAGTGTTTGGACTATCAAGCACACTCATTGTAATAGGAGCATAAGCTCTGCCACTATCACTATATACAGCACCTATACCTTCTGAATCTCCTAAATTTGTACTATCTCTATAAAGTGTTGCATAACCAACTCTACCAGATGCTCCTGTATCTACCATAGAACTAGCAATAACAAATATTTTACTGCTTGTTGCTGATGGTGTAATGGCAACTGTATATCCAGTGGCTGCAACAAAACTTGTTGATGTAGTAGTAAATCTTGTAGCATGAGTATTAGTTACCGCCTGTAAAATTTTTCCTGTTGTTAAACCTGATACTGTTGCTCCAGTTACATCAAGAGTAGCTCCTGATGGCACGTCTACTGTATCTCCTGAAGCACCTAAAGTTAATGTAGTGCCTGTGCTTGGTTGAATTAAATTTGTTTCTAATGTGCTCATTATAAAATTACAAATGTACTCCCTGATGGAATTGTGATTGTTCCTGATACTGTAACAGGACCAACCAATGCTCCGTTTGTTGAACCAGCCATCGACAAAGTTGTAAACGACTGACTATTTTTCATAAAAAAAGTTGAACCTAAACTTGCTGCGGTCACCGTCGAGTCCGTCGGAGTTCCGATGTCAAAAGTATTACCAAGAACAATTCCAAAAAAAGTATCAGAACTGGCTGGGTTTCCTGTGAACGTAATCTGACTGCCTGATATTGTGAATGCACTTACTGGTTGTTGCACAACTCCTGAAACAGAAATAATTACGGATGCCTCTGTTTCTGGAGACACAGCGGTTCCACTGACCGTTAAGTTAAACGGTCCCGCAGTTGATCCAGTAAACGATCCTGATATATCGTCTAAAATCTGATACGCTCCTGTGAGCGGAACTTTTCCAACGTAAGCCATATATTTTTATCCTTTACTCTGTTGGGATTGGATTGTCAGCT